TTTGTGGTAGTCTCGCCTGGCGGGAAAAAAATCGAAAACCTCATTATATCTCCCGACGCCAGCGAATCGCTTTTCTGGGCAAGTCTGAAAGGCATGATCGACGTGCGCCTATCTGAAATTGCAGCTGAAGAAGCGGCTCAAGGGCGCGGCGGGTTCGGGAGAAGGTAAATGCCCGGATGGTCGCCCGCCAAGCGGCAGGCTTTTGAAAAATCCTTCTATGTGTTTTTGGACTACACCTACATTGATTCAAAAGATACCGGCGGCCGGACGTGTCTGGGCAAGCACATCACATGGGGCCAGCGGCATTTCATTACGTGCGTGTTGGATGGACTAGAACAAGACATTCACGACTTCTACATCCTCAAGTCACGCCAACTTGGCCTTTCCACCATCAGCCGCGCGCTTTCCACTTTCTATCTTGGGGCCATTCGAGGTCTTCGCGGCGCCACGGTATTCGACACGACAGTCAACAGCCATGAGGCGCGGAGCGAGATCGTCAACATGATTCGGGAAGTGCCGAAATCCATGAAACTGCCGGAACTGACCGGCAACAATCGCGCCGGCATCGCGCTCGCCAACACCTCATCGCTGGCCTTCATGTCCGCGGGCATCCAAAAATCAAAAACATCCGGCGGCTTGGGGAGGTCTCGCGGCCTTTCATTTTTGCACGCCTCGGAAATTTGCTCGTGGGACAACACAGAGGGCGTCGAATCGCTCCGCAACGCGCTGTCTGACATTAACCCGGATCGCCTCTACATCTGGGAATCGACGGGCCGAGGCTACAATAGCTGGCGCGATATGTGGCTGGAAGCCCGCAAAGACCCAGCCCATAAAATGTGCATATTTTTGGGCTGGTGGTCTAAGGACAGCCAGCGCATTGACCGGGATCACCCCGATTTTGAGCGGTATGGAATTGAGCCGCCAACGCAAAAAGAAGCGAAAAAAATTCAGGATGTCAAAGAGCTTTACGATTTTGACATAACACCCGAACAACTCGCGTGGGTTCGCAAAAAGATGGACCCGGCGCAAGACGGCGATGAGGATGACGGCGATTTAGAAACCAAGGTCATCCGACTTCAGGAGCAGCCCTGGACAGAGCAAGACGCATTCCAGGTTACGGGCAGCGTTTTCTTCACGCATGAAGATTTGGACCGCGTGGCTTCCAGTCAAGCCAACAAGAAATTCAAGGCTTATTCCTATATCTGCGGCATGGAGTTTTATGACTGCAAGGTCATGCCCGCGTTCAATGCCAAAATGACCGAATTGAAGGTGTGGGAGCCGCCAGAGGAAGGTTCGGTTTACATCGTCGCCGCCGATCCGGCCTACGGTCACGATGACCGGAACGACCGCAGCGCCATTCAAGTGCTGCGCGCGTATTCAGATGGGTTGGACCAAGTGGCGGAGTATGCGTGGCCACTGGTAAACACCAGTCAGTTTGCGTGGGTCATCGCCTCACTGCTTGGATGGTACGGTGGCGAACGGTCGGAATGCTACTTCATCCTGGAAATGAACGGGCCGGGCGAAGCGGTTTGGAACGCCTTCAATTCGCTAAAAACCCAGGTTCAATTGGGTTATCACAAAGAACAATTCCAGGAGCGCGGCTTAGAAGCGATATTCAGGAACGTAAAAAACTACATCTACACCCGCTCCGACAGCATGACCGCCGGCCACACATGGCAATGGCAGACACAGACGCGGCTGAAAATTTCCATCATGGAGCGCCTTCGGGATTTTGTCTCGAACGGGATGTTGAAAATAGTTTCGATGGAAACCATTGAGGAAATGCGTTACATCGCCAGGGATGGAGACGCGATTGGCGCTTCGGGAGCCAAAAAAGACGACCGAGTTTTGACTTTGGCGATGGGGGTGCGGGTTTGGGATGAGAGGGTGCGGCGCAAGCTCATCCGGGAAAATCGTACCAGGGCCGCCGAAAAAGCCAAGAGAAGCGCTAGTTTTGAGGATCAAATGCAGATTTTTACGCAAACCAAATTGTCTGATTTTTTCGAGGCAAAGCAAGCCGAGCGGCGCGCGGCGTCTCGCGCGGCCATGCAAGCCCGGTGGAAGGCGAGACGATAATGCCCAGGATTCGCACATACCAATGCCCTTCATGCGTCGGGCGGTTCAGCTTCACACATCATCCCTCAGATGAGCCGCCGCCCCGTTTTTGCCCGCTTTGCGGATTTGATACCGAATTTGATCCCGACGCGATGCAGCAGGTTTTGACCGCGCCCCACATCGGTAAGCCCATCGCCAAGCTGGGGGATCAAACCTACCGTCAGCTTGAGGCTGGTTCCGAGTTTCGGGCGCAGATGGCGATGGAGCAGCATGGGTTGGATACCGAACAGGCAAACGCCCTCAAAATCACCAACATGCGCGATAACGCTCATTACGGCGAAACGTCCGTGGTTGAGGTAAATAATGAAGTCACGCGCGTCATGGCGCAGGTGCAGCAAATGGGCGGGCAAGTGGGTTACGGGGCGCAGGCCGGGCTTGAGTACAGTTCCTGGGTCAGCACCGGACCTTTCCCCAACGCGGGAGCGCGGGCGCAAAAAGCCTTGCGGGCGGCGCATTCTGACTTTACCGCAGGGGCGGGACACGCCGGCACAACCGTTTCGGACGCGCCGGCTCTCGAAACGCAAATGCCGGGCTACAGGCAAAGAGTAAGGTAAAATGGCACGCAAGGCGCAGACGAGTAAAGACGCGGACGAAACTTCAAATGTGGTGGAGGTCCGGCCGGCAACCGCTTTTTCTTTGCCGTCTGACCCCAATCTTTTGGTCAAAAAAGCCAATGAGATCATAGAGGCATGCCGGGCCTCATCGGCCGCGCGCGCCGCCTATTGCCGTCAGCTAAACGCCATCATCGAGACCGGGCGCCAGGACGGCACGCGCAGCCTCATCAACATGCTTTATGTCCATCATGATCGCCTCGCGGCATATCTTTTCAGTGCCCTCGGCCTCAAATTCGCCATCGACTTTGAAAACGACTACCCGCTGCAAATTTTGGAAAGGGCAAAGGTGGTTGCCAGGCGTTTGCAGCGCGATTTTGAAAACCTTTCCGCCGACGTGAGTTTTGGTATGGGAGTTTTTGAGGCGCTCAAGTACGGCGCTTGCATCTTCAAGCAATGGCCGCAGCAAGAGGGCGCGGATCGGTTGCCTGTCATCCACCATTCACTGGTCATGCCGTGGCAGTTTGGCGTCTATAACGAATCCATAGGAGAACTGAGCCGCCAGCCCGCCATGGTGGAGACCATCAACCTCACTTTGCCCGAGGTGTGGCGCCGTATCTCGCACCTTCCCAACGCCAGCGAATTGTTTTCGCGGATCAAATCCCATGCCACCCGCGGCCAAGTTGCCGATGAGTTTCAAAGCTTTTTTCATCAGGTTCTTTCCACCTCCACGCTCAACACCAGCAATACCGGACTGTCGCGCCCCACCCCAGGCGGCGTGGTGCAACTGAACAACGACGCCAATTATGCGATGACAGGCCCTTCCATCGCGGTTGATCTCATTAAAATGCACGAACTATGGTTATGGGACGACCGCGACTATGTGACGATCCAAATCATCGAGCCGGATATTTTGATCGCGCCGATCTACAGACGAACCAACCTTCTAGCACCTGGTCAGCTTTTCACCGGGCTTCATCCCTATACCCTGATTCAACCCAACAAGATGGCCGGCTATATATGGGGTCGGCCAGAAGTGGTTGATCTCATGGAGCCGCAAGGGCTTCTTTCAACTTGGGCCGACGACATCAAAAGGCTTTTTGGACTTCAAATTGACAAGATCATGGCGTTTAGCGGGGCGGATGGCGTCACGGATGAAGTGTATGATGCCTTCCGGGCGGCAGGGTACATCAATCTCGGCCCCAACGGCGCAGTCAATGACCTCACCCCCAAACTGCCCCCCGAATCCCTGCAGATGCTTCAGTTCATCATGAAGGTCATCGACATGCTGGGCGGCTTCGACAACATTTTGTCGGGCCAGGGTGAGGCTGGGGTTCGCGCCGGCAACCATGCGAACACCCTCATGAAAACTGCCTCTCCACGCATCAAAGACCGCAGTTTGACGGTCGAGAGGCAATGCGCGGAAGCCGCGGATTTGAGATTAGCGCTTCTCGAATTAAAGGATGGCCGCAACTATTGGACGGACCCGGACAAAATGGCCGAGACATCCTTTTTGCTTTCCGACCTGCCGGAGGACCGCCGTGTTGTAGTGGACGGCCATTCGTCATCGCCCATCTTCTCCGAC